AAAGGGCCGCCATTGAAGAATATGAAAGTCATTATGGTCAACCTGTGCCCAAAGGTAGTATCATTATTACAACTCTAAGTCCTTGTAATGAAAATGGCACTGAGATGGCCAAGGGAAGATACAAGGAAAGTTGTACTAAATTGGTCAATGAATCAACTGTACACAAAGTGTACTGCGGATATCAAGATCCAAGCCAAGGCAACGATCAACACGACGAACGTACATTTACTCTAGAAGAAACACGCGACCCTGCTATACGCAATCTCTGCGAAAAGTTTGCTAACACATTCTTAGAAAATGATTTAAACGAAACTGCCGCTTGGAGACGCAAAGAAGGTAAGAGCAAAAAAGGCGGCCTAAACGCCAAAGGGGTTGCCAGTTATCGCAGAGAAAATCCAGGTAGCAAACTACAAACTGCTGTAACTACAAAGCCCAGCAAATTAAAGCCGGGTAGTAAAGCCGCTAAACGTCGTAAATCATTCTGTGCTAGAATGGGCGGAGTTAAAGGTCCAATGAAGAAGCCTAATGGTAAGCCTACACGCAAGGCATTGGCTCTACGTAAATGGAACTGTTAAGAAGTCAGGTGCTAATTTGCCTTTGAGCCACATTGGCTGTACTAAACGAAAATAAGGAAAGCGAATAGTTAGGGGTCCTTAGATGCCTTATTAACCACCTGACAGCATATTTATTAAGTAAATATACCATGTACAATTTTATAAAAAAGATATCAGAAGGTAAATCTCTCAAAGAACTAGAGCAGGCAACTTTGCCGTATGCTCGAGATGGGCTAGGACGTAGTTTAAGCAAGCAGGCGTTAGATTACCATTTTGGAAAATTATACAAAAGTTATGTTGATCGGTTCAACAAAGGTGAAGGTGATTTAGATTTCAACGAAGCCGGTGCTTTTTTACACAACATTTATTTTACACAGTTTAAATCTCCAAAAAATTCAAATACTCCCACAGGAGTCAGTGAAGAATTTATTAACAAGCATTTTAAATCCTTTGATAAGTTTAAAGAAGAATTTGAAAAGACTGCCATGGGCATACAGGGATCAGGCTGGGTCTATCTAGCCCGAGATGGTAAAATCAAAACCATTGTTAATCATCAAATCAAACAAGATATTATATTGCTCATAGATTGGTGGGAGCATGCCTGGGCCTTAGATTACCAAGCAGACAAAAAGAAGTATCTTGAAAACCAGTGGAAGATCATCAACTGGGATATTATTAACGCCAAATTATAAAAATAAGTTTGACTTTTCTCCTTGTGCCACTGTATAATAGTACACAAGGAGATTTTTTATGGGCAAAGCATTTGGTGCACCGGAACAAGCAAAGATCAAACAGATTGTTGCAGAAGGCATGACAGTCATGCAAGAGATTCAAGACCTTACAGAAGGATTGAATGAGACAATTAAAGCAGTGGCAGAAGAACTAGAAGTCAAACCTAGTGTTATTAAAAAAGCAATTAAAATTGCACAGAAAGATACGTGGGATCAAGTATTCCGTGAATTTGACGATCTCGAAACTATTGTTGATATCAGCGGTCATAGTTTTAGACGTGAAGACTAATGGATCAGATTACAAACACATTTGTAAATGTCTATAACTGGGCCAAGGGTGATTATAAAGATTGGCCTACTCGCTTTGTTCTAGAAATTACAGCATGGTTTATGAGTCTAGGCTGTTCGCTGACACTGGCAGCCGCAGCCACTGATCCTTTGTTTATTTGGTTATATCCAATATTCATTGCACAATGCGCTATCTTCGGATGGGCCGCTTGGACACGTAAGAGTACAGGTATGGTAGCAAACTATGCGTTATTAGCCATTATTGATTTAATAGGCTACATTAGACTAATAAATATGTAAGAGAAAGGTTTGATCAGCCATAAATGATCGTTGAGGTATGTGTGAGCCGCAAATTACACAAGGAGTAAAATATGAGTTATGTAGATGCTCGATGGGATCGAGAAAAGGACATTGTTCAAGTTATTGAACGTGATCCAAAAAAAGGCAGAATCTATCAAGAATATGCCGCCAAGTATATGTTCTATTACCCGGATCAACGGGGAAAGTATAAATCCATTTACGGAGAAAACCTTAGTAAGGTAACTGCACGTAATTGGAAAGAATTTATCAAAGAACAGAAAATTCACAGTGGTCACAAGTTATACGAGAGTGACATCAACCCTGTATTCCGTTGTTTAGAAGAAAACTATCTAGGCAAGGATGCGCCAAATCTAAATGTAGCGTTTTTCGATATTGAGGTGGACTTCGATCCAGAACGTGGTTATAGCACTCCTGAAGATGCTTTCATGCCAATTACTGCTATTGCCGTTCACCTACAATGGTTAGATACACTAGTTTGTTTAGCAGTACCACCAAAGACTCTTACAATGGCACAAGCAGAAGAACAGGTCAAAGATTTTCCTAACACTATGTTGTTTGAAACAGAACACGAAATGCTGGATACGTTCTTAGACCTTATTCAAGACAGCGATGTACTCAGTGGTTGGAACAGTGAAGGCTTTGATATTCCATACACTGTAAATAGAGTTACAAAAGTATTGAGCAAAGAAGATACTCGCAGATTTTGCCTGTGGGATCAAATGCCTAAGAAAAGAGAATATGAAAAATATGGAAAGGATGCTATTACTTACGATCTTATTGGTCGTGTCCATCTTGACAGCCTTGAACTATATAGGAAATACACCTATGAAGAGCGACACACCTACAGATTGGACGCCATCGGAGAGATGGAAGTAGGAGAAAGTAAGACAGTTTACGAAGGTACACTAGATCAACTGTACAACAATGACTTCCGCAAGTTCATTGAATACAATAGGCAAGACTGTGCATTGCTGGATAAACTTGATAAGAAACTAAAATTCTTATCTCTCGCCAGTACTATTGCACATGAGAATACGGTATTGCTACAAACCACCATGGGTGCTGTGGCTGTTACAGAGCAGGCCATTGTAAACGAAGCCCACCATAGGGGTCTTATTGTTCCTAGTCGCCCCAAACGTGATGAAGATATTAACAATCAGGCTGCAGGTGCTTATGTTGCGTATCCTAAAAAAGGCCTACACGATTATATCGGTTCAATGGATATTAACTCACTGTATCCATCAGTGATTCGTGCATTGAACATGGGTCCGGAAACCATTGTCGGACAGTTACGTCAAGATTATACCAAGGCAGAGATCGAAGAAAAGATAGCCAAGGGATCAAGTTTTGCGGCTGCATGGGAGGGCAAGTTTGGTGCCAACGAATACGAATTTGTCATGGCCCAAGATCGTGCTCATGATATTATCATTGATTGGGAAAACGGTGAAACAGATGTAATGAGTGGCGCACAAGCATATGAACTAATCTTCGACAGTGGCAAACCTTGGATGCTCAGTGCCAACGGTACAATCTTCACTTATGAAAAAGAAGGTATTATTCCTGGCTTGCTCAAACGCTGGTATGCTGAACGTAAGGAATTACAGGCAAAACTCAAAGAAGCAATCAAGGCAGAGAACAAAATTGAAGAAGAATACTGGGATAAACGTCAGTTAGTTAAAAAGATTAACTTGAATAGTTTGTATGGTGCTATTCTTAATGCAGGTTGCCGCTTCTTTGACAATCGTATCGGACAATCAACTACGCTAACAGGTCGACAGATTGCTAGACATATGGCAAGTAAGATCAATGAAGTGGTCACCGGTGAATACGATCACCTAGGAAAAGCAATTATATATGGTGATACAGATTCTGCTTACTTCAGTGCTTATTCAAGTCTTCGCAAGGAAATTGAAAAGAAAGAGATAACGTGGAATAAAGATACAGTAGTCCAATTGTACGATACTGTTGCTGAAGAAGTTAATAGCACGTTTCCACAATTCATGTTAGACGCTTTTCACTGCCCGAAGAGTCGTGGTGAAGTTATCAAAGCAGGTCGTGAGATTGTTGCTATCAAAGGATTGTTCATTACTAAGAAGCGTTATGCCGTACTGTATTATGACAAAGAAGGCAAGCGCACTGATATAGAAGGTAAGCCAGGTAAGATCAAAGCCATGGGATTGGATTTGAAACGTAGCGATACTCCGGAATTTATGCAAAAGTTCTTAGAAGAAGTACTAACCAAAGTTCTAAATAATGCTCAAGAAGAAGAAATTCTTAATATGATTACAGAGTTTAGAACTGAGTTTAAGGCTCGCCCAGGTTGGGAGAAAGGTAGTCCAAAACGTGCTAACAATATTGCTGAATACCAAAAGAAAGAAGAAAAGGCAGGCAAGGCAAATATGCCCGGACACGTTCGTGCTAGTATTAACTGGAATACCTTAAAACGTATGAACGGTGACAAATACAGTACAAACATTGTAGATGGTATGAAAGTTATTGTTTGCAAAGTCAAAGCCAATCCGCTCGGTTATACCAGCATTGCTTATCCAGTTGATGAACTAAGATTACCAAAATGGTTTCAAGAACTGCCATTTGATCACGCAGAAATGGAAGCAACCATTATCAATAATAAACTAGATAACCTTATCGGTGTTCTAGAATGGGATCTCAATTCCACTACCCAAACAAATACGTTTGGAAATTTATTCTCATTTGATTAAAATAATCATTGACAAATTCAGTAAATCTAAATAAACTTATACAAAGGAAATTATTATGAAAGACATTCTCCAAGACATCGTTGCTCACACCAACAAACTAGGCTTCTTAAACATTGTAAAAATTACAGGCACAGAAGACAAGACTCTAATTGACAGCATGGCAGATGACCGCAGTGTTATTATGTATGCTGAGACTACTAATCCACAGCCAGATATGATTGGTACATTTGGTATGCCACAACTTGAAAAACTTCGTTATCTTGTTGAAGGTAAGGAATATCAAGAAGATGCTAAGATTGAAGTAGTTACAGCAGATCGCAACGGTGAAACATTGCCAGTAGGCTTACACTTTGAAAACAAAGACGGCGACTTCAAGAACGATTATCGTTTCATGAATCAAGAGATTATCAACGAAAAACTTAAGACTGTTAAGTTCCGTGGTGTTAACTGGCATGTAGAAGTTAATCCAACTGTAGCCTCTGTACAGCGTTTCCAATTCCAAGCAGGTGCTAACACAGAGCACACAACATTCTTGGCTAAAACAGACGGTGACAAATTAACATTTACATTCGGAGATGCCGCAAGTCACGGTGGCGAGTTTGTATTTGCCACAGGCGTTACAGGTAAGATTACCAAAGCGTGGACATGGCCCGTTGTTCCAGTGTTAAGCATCCTTAAAATTGCAGATGCTAACAATGCTACTATTAGTTTCAGCAATGAGGGTGCTATGCAGATTATGTTAGATAGTGGTCTAGCAGTTTACAAATATATTATTCCAGCACAGGCATAATAATGACTAATAACCAACAAGTCAATCTAACTCCATTACAGAAAGACTATGCTGTCTATTTGCCAGCCATTAGTAGTTTTTATAGTACATATATTGCTAAACAACGATTAGAAAAGTTTATTTCCGATGATCGTATTCCGGCAGGATTTGATCGCGGCATTGAAGGTATGAACTTCTTAAATCCTGAACAAGGCTATTTCACTTACAAGTATGGTTTGTATTCAGCAGGTCACGCACAGTTAGATCTACAAAAGAGTCTTACACAAGAGTCAATGATTCAGCAACGTGATCGTAATAACACAATGATCTTAGGTGACTCTGGTGGATACCAGATTGGTAAGGGTGTCCTTAAGTTTGATTGGCTAGACTTTGAAGGCAAAGAAGCCACTAAGACTCGTCAGAAGATTCTAGAGTGGTTGGAAGTAACTGCCGACTGGTCAATGATGCTAGACGTTCCTACTTGGGCCTGCGATCACATTCATAGTCCAAAGACTGGATTAAAAACGTTCGACGATTGTCTAGATAAAACTCGATACAATAACGATTACTTCCTTATGAATCGGCTGGGTCAAACTAAGTGGCTTAATGTGCTACAAGGTGGTGATTGGGATACTGCTGAAAAATGGTATCAAGGTGTAAAAGAATTTAGTGACCCCACAGGCCCTTATGCAGGCAAGGAAGCAGAAGGTTGGGCCTTTGGTGGCGCTAATATGTGTAAAATGGATATCACTCTCAAGCGTCTAATGACACTTAGAGAAGATGGTTTGCTCAAGGGCAAAAATTGGATCCACTTCTTGGGTACAGCACAGTTAGATTGGTCATGCTATCTAACATTAATTCAACGACAAATCAGGAAA